ACAGGTACGCTTTACTGAAGATAAGAAAGATGCCTTTTTAAAGACAATGGTAGAGTGCCACGGATTTCCTTCGATAGCGGCGAATAAGATGGGGTATTACTATGGTAGTATCCAGTATGCGATGAAGAACGACCCCCAGTTTGCACAAGCTGTTGATGTCCTTCGCAAATCATTTAATCAAGAAAGACTAGATGGTCTTGAAAAGTTATCGTATGAGCAGGCTTCTGAGGGGAAGAATACTGCAGAGCGTATCTTTCAGTTAAAGGCCCTAGACCCCCACAAATATAGAGACAGGATGCAAAACAATAACACGCAAGTAAATGTCATGGTAGCAGGAATTACTCCAAAAGACCGTGCTAAAATGATCAAGAATGTCAAATGAGGTATTATCCTTATGCAGTTGATAATGAAGGAAATATACAATATTTGTCACCTAGAGACTTCTTACTTGACATATTGCGAGAGTTATACGGACTAGATAAAGTAGAATCTAAAGAAATTGTCGATGTGGCGATTAAAATATTTCAATTAGAAACGGACGGTAGTTTGCCAATAAACTGGAAAGAGTTATATAAGAACACAGCATGAATGATGACATCTTAGTAACCTATAAGTTCCCTGATGGAACGCCAACCGATCCATTACCTCATCAGCAGGAATATCATTTATATACAGGTTGGAGCAAGCATCACTTGCTTGCAGGCAGTTTAGGAACAGGAAAGACCGAGGCCATGTGCATGGAAGCTATCCAACAAAGTGCAGCTTACGAGAATAACTTAGGACTAATGGGACGAAAAGTATTAGATGCGTTCAAGAAATCAACACTAATTCAACTTCTGGACTTAGCAGGTGGTTTTGTTTCCAAGCACAGGTCTCAAGATAGAGAGATTATCTTTAAGAATGGGTCTAGGATTGTATATATGGCCTTAGACGACTCTAGGGACTCGATACAGCGTATTAAATCGATGAATCTAGGTTGGTATGCCTTTGACCAGTTAGAAGAGGTTTCAGAGAGTACATTTATTGCTGCAGCAGGTCAGTTAAGGAAGAAGGGTGTAATGCGTTGCAGTTTTCATACTTGTAACCCTGCAGGACATGATTGGGTATGGAAAAAGTTTAAACAACATAAAGAAAAACAGAATGTTACAAAAGGGGACTATAGATTAATTGAGACCAGGACTTGGACACCCGATGCCCCTGCTCCTGAGACAGATGAAGAAGTACGAGTTTATAGCGATAACCCACACCTCCCTGCAGACTACATCAAACATTTACTCTCCATGCCTCAAATGTGGGTTAATCGCTATGTATATTGCAGTTGGGACGATTTTGCAGGTTTGGTTTATCCGATGTTTGACGAAAAGGTTCATGTGATAAAACCCTTTGAAATGCCCAAGTGGTGGAATAGATATGTGGTTTACGACTATGGTTATAAAAATCCGACCTGCATTTTATTTGCAGCGGTAGATGACGAGAAGAATATTTTTGTTTATGATATTGTTTATGGTGATGAGATGAGGATAGATGAGATAGTACCGATGGTAGAAGATAGGTTAGAGACTGGTATGGACTATGAGTTTATTGCCGATCCATCTATTAATAGAACAGAGAGGGACGGTTACTCTATTGCCGATGAGTGGGAAGAATATGGTATTGAATGGGAGAGAGCTAATAACGATAAAAGAGCAGGATTTGACAGGGTAGCACGCTATTTAACGACTGATAAGAACGGTCACTGTCAATTAAAGTTCTTTGATGTTAGGAATATGGGATTTCTCTTAGACGAGATCATGGATTACAAATGGAAAGAATTAAAGCATGGGCATAGCGAGAAAAGCGCACCAGAAGAGCCTGTGAAAAAGAATGACCACGCTATGGACTGCGTTAGATATTTAGTTCATGCGGTAGAAGGTTCAAATAAACCGAAACGCAGAAGCTCGTACAAAACACCGAGTTTCTTTAAACGCACAACAAGTTGGATGGGTACATGAGCGATTTATCATATTTACACGAAGTATTTCAAGCAATGCAGAGCAGCAATAGGACATTTATGCAATCTGCAAGAGAATCTATGTATTTTTATACGGGTGGGTACGGAACTGGACAATGGGATAATGCTGATATATCAAAGCTAAGAGCAGAAGGTCGTCCTCCCCTTCAGCTCAACATCATCCTTCCAAAAGTGAACCTAGTAACTGGTATTGAAAGGCAAGGCAGAACATCATACCGTGCCAGACCCGTGGAAATGAACGATGATAATGAAGCTAAGTTAATTACTTCTCTTTTATATCATTTAGATAAAAGCCAGTCTTTACATAATGTATTTAGTCGTGTTTTTAAGGACGGTGTAATTACAGGTAGAGGATGGGTAGACCTTTCTGTAGAACCAGGCGAATACTTTGATAGTAAGATAAATATCAGAAGAGAGTCGTGGGCCAATGTATTAATGGATCCAGAGGCTACTACTCCTGATTGTTCACAGTGGGGAAGATTAGCTCGTACTAAACTATTATCTATCTCTAAAGCAAAGGATATGTTTCCAGATGCACTGAAAGATGTTAAAAACGCTGAAGATATACAAGAGTCTTTAATTGGTGAAGAATCTTTAACGGGCATACAGTTAGGCGACAAATATAAGAATGTAGACCCTAATTACGGTTTTAAAAGCATGGAAGCCTATAACATGGATGCACATCGTAAGAAGATAAGAATTATTGAGTTATGGGAAAGAGAGTACGAAAAAGAATTTTATTTAGTTAATCCACAAACAGGAAGATTTTCTCAGGAAGGTTTCAAGACCAAGCGTAAAGCCAATGAAGCTATTAGAAGTATTATGGAAAGACCTGAGATGGAAGTTGCTCCTGTAGAGTTAAATGTGGTGTCTAAAAGCGTTCCTAAGACCTATGTAACTGTATTTGCAGGTGCAAGGGTCTTACAGGAAAAAACACCAAATCCATATAGACATAATCAGTTTCCATTAATACCATTCTTCTATACCTTTGAAGATTATGGTGACAATGTAGAAACATTTGGATTGGTAGAGAATTTAAAAGACCCTCAAAGAGAGAAGAATAAGCGTAGGTCACAAGCCTTAGATATTATTAATCGATCTCCAAAGGGTGGTGGTATCTTTACAGGAAATAAGGTTACTGCAGACCAGATGAATAGAGCTTCAGCGAATGGAGAATGGATAGGAATACCTGGATTTAAGGGCAGAATATCTGATTTTATGAGTCAATGGTCTAATCAGCATACAGCACTTGTACCAACGATTGCTTCGTTTGAACAGAGAAGCGACTTTGATGCAAAAGAGATCAGTGGTGCTACAGACCCAATGATGGGTAGGGCCACCTCTTCTACAGAGTCAGGACTTGCTGTACAGACTAGGATTCGTCAAGGTATGAATACCTTAATGGAGCAGATGGAGAACTTAGACACTTGTAAGAAAAATACACTAGAAATGGCAGTGTCTAATATGCAGCAGTATTATTCTGTTGATAAGATACAAAGAATTATTGGAGCTGAATTTGATAAGGTGGAACCTGAAGAACAGGCAGAAGTCAATCAGATCATCAGCAAATTTTTGGACAACTTCTCAACAATGGAGTTTGATGTGGTCTTAGACCAGGGTCAAAATACTCCAACGATGAGAGCGTTAATGGCTAACCAAGTTGGCGAATTAGTACGAAATGGGTACGCTAGTTTATTCCCACTTTTCGTTGAACTATCCGACATGGAAGCATCCGATGAGATACTGGAGAAATTTGAGCAAGAACGCCAAGCTCAAGTCCAGTCACAACAACAACAACAAAAACCCCCACCTAAAGGTGGAGAAGGAGTAATGCAATAATGAGTGAATCGAAGTTTCAATATATTGATGAGGAAAAGGAAATGTCTGGTGAAGAGTATAGCGACTCTGAAGTAGAAGAATCCCCGACCAATGACGAGACAGAGGTTGAAGCAGAATCAACCGAGACCCCAGAAACAGAAGAACTTAAGCTACAAATAGGAGATCAGAGCTTTGACTCTGTGGACGAGCTTTTGAAGTTTGCTGAAGAAAGGGATAAGTCTTATTCTAACCTACAAAGCCTAAATGGCAGACAAACCAATGAACTTGGAGATCTTCGCAAGATGGTCGAAGAACTAAAGGATTCTATGGAACCTCAAGAGGAACCAGAAGCAGTCCCTGAGTTTGACGAATACGATCCTGCAAAGCAGAAAGAGTATATTGAGTTTATGGCTGCGAAAAAAGCACAAGATATGATAGACCAGAGGTTCCAAGCTGAAGAAGCGAAGAAAGCTGAGACAGAGTATAATAGTGCTATGGATGCAATGATGAATGATTTCATTGAGAAACATCCTGAGTTAGGTCAAGAAGAGTTAGCCAAGATTGCTGCTTTTGGCGATGAAAGGGGCATCACCTTTATAGAGGATGCCTATAATGTTTGGAACATCCAGAACCAACCCGTTAAGGATGTTACGAACCCAGAGATAGATAAAGCGAAAAAAGCAACGGAAGCAACCAAGATACCGACCACACTGTCTAATGTTAGTACAGGAAACGAGTCGGACACAGATTATGATAATCTAAGTCCTGAGCAGTGGAGCAATTTATCGCCTGAAGTTCGTAAGAAAGCCTTAATGGAGGTTACTTCTGGATTTTAATTAGGAGAAAAAAATGGCTACAGTTTCACATAAAGAAGGCCCTTTTGATTCATCTTCTGGTTACGGGAACACATCCCCTGGTAGCAGTTCTATGCCACCAGGTGTTAAAGCTGCTATGATTGATTGCTCTGTACAAAATATGGGCGCAGGAGATATTTTAGAAGCGATAAAAATACCTGCAGGTTCAATTATTGTTGAAGTTGGTGTTTCTATTCTCGTTGCAGAAGGTGGTACAGCAACTGCTGATGTCGGTTTTACTGGCGATGGGCCAGATGGATTCCTTGATGGAGTCAATCTTAATTCCACAGCAGGTACTACATATAATAGCTTAAACGCAGCAACCGCTGCCGACACCTACTCAGGTGGAAGGTATCAAGCCGCTGAAGATACCATTGATGTAAAATTTGTCAATGCTATGGACGCAGGTAAGTATGTTGTCTGGTGTAAGTTCTTCAAAACTAATCTTAACTAATAGGAGTCTATAATGGCAGCAAATTGGGCATCAGGCCTACAAGTTTCACGATGGGCGAAAGAACTCCAAAGTGAAGTTAGCAAAGGAGTTTACTTTAGTAAATTCATGGGTGAAGGCCCAGGAAATGCAATTCATGTAAAGCAAATGGAAGAAGGCAAAGGTAAAGATGTTACTTTTGGTCTTGTTTCTCAGCTTTCAGGAAGTGCAATTACTGGTGATTCATCATTAGAGGGTAACGAGCAATCGCTATCTACCTATTCAAACACAGTTAGCACTAATCAAAAAAGGTTAGCTGTAAGAGATACAGGTAAATTCGCAAACTCAAAAGTGCTTTATGATTTCAGAAGCACTGCCCTAGATCTTCTTAAAACGCAATATGCAGAGTTGATAGATGCAGATATTTTTTCTGCTTTATCACCAACATCAGGTACTCACGCTTACTGGCGTGCTGATGCTTCAACTTCTGTATATGCTTCAAGCGATCCAAAAGCAGCTTTAGCTGATGCGGATAGCATCACCTTAGATGATATTAGTGCAATGAAAACACTTGCTCAGATAGGTGGTTCAGCTAACTACAGAATGAGACCAATTCGTGTGGACGGTCAAGAATATTATGTCTTGGTCTTACACCCAGAAGTGGCTTACGATCTGTTTACATTAGCAGGTTGGCAGACAGCACAGCGTGAAGCTCAGAATCGTGGTGACAGTAACCCACTATTCACAGGTTCTTTAGGAATCTGGGATGGTGTTGTTGTACACGCTCACGAAGGTGTAAACACTTTCGATAACGGTGGTGGCGCGGCTGTAAAAGGTGCTAGAAACCTTTTCATGGGCGCACAAGCAGCTTGTTTTGCAGAATCATCTGATATGATGTGGGTAGAAAAGACCTTTGACTATGGAAACCAACTCGGTATTTCAGCAGCAAAGATCTATGGTGTAGACATTA